ACTGCACGAGTTTTTATTGCATCTACTCTAATTTCACTCATGATATAACCAACCTTCCACCACTATTAACAGTTAATGTTACGCTACTGTCTATTGTAAACGGACCAGTTACTTGTGCATTTTCTGTGGCTAATATTGTTGTGTTAGCAGTTAAGTTTTGTGCATTTGTTCTAAACAAACCACCTGCCTTAAAATTACCTTTGTTTTCGGCTGCTGGTGTAACTGTCCCAGTTTGTGGTGCTAAAAAGTTTACAAAGATATTGCCAGTGCCAGTGCTAGGTGCAGCCGTAAATGTCAATGTTGTGCCATCTGGTATTGTATATGCTGATGTATCTTGTACAACACCATCTACAGATACAAGTACATCTTGTACTGAACTTACTGTTCTACTTAATGTGAATGTAGTGTCTGAATTATCGCCATTGAATCTTTGTACGGCAGTTGTGGCTTCAAAAGTTGTAACTGGTGACTTACCAACAAAAGGCATTATGTAATCTCCATATAAGATAAGGCAACATCTGTTGCACCTGTTGCAGATACTGATATGCTATCTGTTGCTTCTAAAACAACTTTGTTACCAGCTAAAAGTTCTAGTGATGATCCTGCTGGTATGGGTGCATTGGTAATAAGTTCCACTGGTTGGTTAACTTCATCATTAGCATTTGTTCTATTACCAGTATCAGATGTTAATGTTACAGTTGCAGTAACTTGACTAGTTGTTGTATTTCCTAATATCAAACCTAGTATTATTGTGGTTGTACTAGTAGCCACTGTATAAATTACATCTGCACTAGTTACTCCTGCTTTGCTTGATAATTTAAAAGTATTTGCCATGTTATCATCCTAACGCTATTGCTAAAGCTGTTGCCTCATTCGCTGCATCTGTAGCACTTGTTGCACCTATATCTGATAGCACCTCTGATGCACTTCTGCTCTCTAAACCATTTGCAGTAAATCTTGCAAACTCATCATCTGCCACACTAGAACTATCTATCTTGACTGCATTGGTATTTGATATACCAAAAGTTAACGAGGCTTGACCACCAATATCACTTAATACTTCAGATGCACTTCTACCCTCTATCGATGTTCCATCTACACGCAAGAAGTCATTGTCGGCTACACCTGATGTAAATACTGGGACATTTGTATTTGATATACCAGTGGCTGCAACTGCGGCTGTGCCTAATCCTAATGTTGTTCTTTGAGCAGCAGCATCTGCGTCATCAAGCAATGCCTTACCTGCTGCTGTTAAATCATATGTTGATGCCGTTCCAGATCCAGTAAATTGTATACCTTTGTCTGCTGCTGATGTTAGACCAGCTAGTGCTTGTAGTTCTGCATCTAATCTTGCATTTGCTACAGTTCCAGATAATTGAGAGGCATCAATAGTTTTATTTGTTAGCGTTTGTGTACCAGTATCTGAGACTAAAGTTGCATCTGCATTTCCTATGGTGCTGCCACCGGGTAATGTCAAAGTGTTTGTTGCTGCCACACTATGTGGCTGTGGTGATATAGTTTGTGCATGATTATTGCTTACTTCACAATATAATTTAAGTTGACCAACGGCACCACTATTACTTCTAAGCTCAATAACGCCACCATTGACTGTGAGATCATCTCCTACAGATAGATCTGCACCTAGTGTAGTATTACCACTTGCATCTAAAAACACGGACTTTGATGCAGGTATTGTACAAAAAATAGTTTTTGTACCAGAACTAAAGTTAACTGCATTGTCACTATTAGAACTACTTATAACTGTTGTTCTAGCTAATGTTGAAGAGTCGCTATTGAGTGTTCCTAACCCTACTTCAAACTCTGATGATCCCGGTAGCGTAACTGCATAATATGTTGTGTTAGAATTACCAACACCAGCAGCAAAAGTTTCAAACCCAGTGACCGCACCAGCTAGTGTTAGTGTGCCAGTGCCAGTTGTAGTTGTAGTTTCTTTTACTCTATCATTTATTACTAAAGCCATTATTTCAACTCTATTGTTAGGTTACCTGCATTAATTCTAAATATATCGCCACTTGCTATTACCTTACTTGCATCTAATGCACCAACAAATAATATGTTTCCACTGCTAGATGCGTCTGCAAGAAATACATGTGTAATTGTGTTGTTTGTGCCACCAGATGCTGGAAACTCAATATTAGCTGCATTAACAGCTGTTTGTGTGTCTGTTGAGTCTGCTCCTATCGTAGTCCAGTTTGCTGCGGTAACTTGTTGTCTTGCATAGTTTGTAAAGGTTGCCTCTGTTAAAGATCCAGTCTCTGCTGCACTCACTGCTGTTGCTAGACCTACATAAATACTGTCTCCCGGACTAGAAAAACTTAGAGAGTTATTTTTAAATATAAAATGTAACAATCGTCTTTCTAGATAATTAGTAGCTGCGTTTGCTGTTGCCATATTCTACTCCTATGTTCTCGGCCTTGATGGTAGACCAACTCTGTATCCATCGGTGTTTTCTCTTGCCTCTCCTAAATCTTTCAATCTTTCCATGTACTGCAAATACAAATTATTGTAGTTTTGTACTACGTCAGGCTCACCTTTCATAAAACTATAAGCCTCAACAAGAGATCCGTAAAGTAAAGCAAAAGGTGCGTTTGTGCTAATCCAAGTAGTACCACTGTCGGCTCCGGCAGTCAAACTAGCCGGACGATAGTAATAGTGAAGTTCTAATGTGTAATTACTATTTGGCGTAGGGGCCACAATGAAGTTGTCTGTATCAAACCTAGCGTAATATTTTGGTAGTCCCGTGGTTGTGGCAGCTGGTGTATATTCTCTCAAGTAATTTACATCTTTTTGTAGTAAAAAACTTTCAGATCCAGATGTTGTGATTTGCAAAGAAAAAGATGCAAGATAATCGGCAGGGACTGTTAGAAAGGCGTCTGACGCTGTAAAAGCACTGGTTACGTTTTTTCTAAACAAATCTAAATCTACGCTTTTAAATATTTTTTCTTCTGCTGCCTTAATAAAGTTATTTAAATTATTTACAAAAGTAGTTTCACTATTATCTGTGTAATCCTGAATAGCGGTTTTAAGTGTTGCAAAGGTAAAGCTCATGGTGTCACCGTTACTGGTCCAGCCGTAGCATCATTACCACCACCGAACAAGCCTCCTGTTGTAGCCGTACCACTAGATGCAGTAAATGTATAAGTATCTGTAGTTACAACTGTTATTGAATATCCGTCATTTTTATTTATAACATCTGAAGTAAAACCATCAAAACCTTTTGCTTTTTTGAATCTTACCGTATCGCTAGTGCTTCTACCGTGACTAGCTTCTGTCACCGTAATCACAGCTGATCCTGACGATCCAGACAAAAAAGCATCCGGCAGTAAAAGTCTCTCTACAGGGTTCTCTGTTCGTGCTGGTCTTGCATTTTTTACAGCTTGACCGTCAACAGGTACATTAAAAGGACCCAGTTGTGGGTGTTTTCTTTCAAATTCGTCTGGACCAACTAGAGACCCGTTCCACTCAAGTTTCATTTGTCGTAGGTTATACACCATACCAGATCTATCTGAGACGCCTTTTGCAAATTTACCTGTCGCAAACCTACCCATTAATTACTCCTAAAATAAGCATATTGTGGTGTAACAGTAAAACTAGATCTGTCTCTGTCTTCGCCCATAGCTCTTTCAAACTCTTCTTCGTACACAACTTTTAACATCTGTGTAAGCTGTGGGTTTTTTTTCAAAGATAAATAATAAGCTAATCCTGCTGTTAAACACGGGTAAAACCTAAACGGTATCTCTAAAGTGTTAACTGCTGCATCAGCGTCTTGTATTCTTGTAAGCGCATCATAACGTATTACATCTGTGTTGTTCTCTGGAGCAGGCCATATCTTCAAATTAGGTGTGATTTGTCTATCAAGAAAAAATTGCGTTGTTCTGCCGGTGCTAGTTTTGTTAGGTATAGCAAGATAACTATCCCTACTTATTCTACTGATAGCAAAGTCTGTGCCGTCTCTGCGAACAACCGCTGACAGTATATCTATTACGTCTGTGCCTAGAGAATATTCAGTATCAGCCGCTGTGACCGTCTGTGTTCTCTGCTCAATAGTCCATTGGTTTAAACCACGATTAGCCCACTCAGCTAACATGATATTTAAAGATCTTCTAGCACTTGTCAGATCATAGCCCGTTCTTACTTCAAGGCCGCATCTCTCATAAGCTTCCTCAATATATTCTGCTACATCTAATTCAAAATCGGTTGATGAGGAAGTTGCCATGTCTAATCCTTATATAAGTTATCAAATGTCACCTTCGGGTCCATATAACTATTATCACATTCTGCATTATGAATCCACTGACTTGGTTTAAAATCAGGGGCACCTTGTCCTGTTTCCCATAATGCAGGGCTAGTTGCACGAACCCTGTTGTTAGGTAATGCTACTATATTTCCAGTCCATTTACCAGCATCTGTTAATTCAATGACATGACTTTGTTTGTGTTGAGCAGGATCGTCAGCAATATCAGATTCTGTATAGTCAACAGTGAACAAGTATTTACCTGTATAAAACTTGCCATCTATCTTACATTTCCAAGGACTAGAACTGGTTCTATCAAACTTAATAACTGAATGATAGTGTGAGCTACAATCCCAAGGCTGTACTAAATGCACAGGCATAGGCTCTGGCCATTCTTCTAATGGTGTGTCCGCAACGAGAGCTGTGATAGGCATCCTTGCCCACATAGCACCACCGTTGATGTTTTGACTTTCATC